ATGGTATTTGCAGATCGTGGGCGCGTGCTCGCATTCTTGTCCGTTGTCGCATCCATCGTCGGATGTAGCGAAGGCAGTGGCGGCGGATTGCCGCCAGCAAATGCGGTCCCGGCTGCCGCACTCAAGCCGCCTGGTGCTGCGGATTGCAGCGTCACACTGTACGGCGACAGCATCCTCTACGGCACTTACGGCACGACTCCCACGAATCGCCTGGTCGACCCCCCCGCGGCGGCCATCAAGCGCCTGCGGCCCGCCTACACGGTCGTCGACCGGACCTCGCCGGGCGACTTCGTCAACTTGCGTCTGCCGACGTTTCGGCGCGAAGCCATCGAAACGCGGTTCGTCGTGATCGAGCATGGCATGAACGATGCCGGTAACCGCTTCGACTATGCGGAGCCCTTGCGGTCGATGATCCGTGGCGTGAAAGCCATGGGGAAGACGCCAATCGTCACAGGCCTTTCACGCCCTCGGTCGGGCGAGGTCAGCACCCGCGATGCTTACGATGCGATCGCCCGCAGTGTTGCCGCGGAAGAGAGGGTGATCTTCGCGGACTGGGGCGCGGTGCCGATGACCGACGCGGATCTGCAGGACGAACTCCATCCCGGCCAGGATTACTCCCATCGGCTTGCCGAGCAACTGGTCTCGGCGCTGGATCGCGCGGCGCCGGAGTGCCGCTGATTCGGATCTGGTGCTGTCGCGGCGGGCTCGTCGAGATCGCCCTCGTTCAAAGTGAGTCGTGAGCGGTGTCGGCAGGCTCGGATCGAGGGGCTTTCCGGGTGGCTTGGCGCAAGCTTGTAATCCAGAGTCGAGCATGCCGTTGTTCGCGGCTTTCGAAGAGCCCGGCAACCCGGCGAATGGCGGGACGATCGATCGCAGCAATCGTCATCCAGTCGGTGGTCCCGAAGGGCTCCGCTTTGGTGCAACGCTCGACCAACGCTGGCCGTAGCGCCAAGATCGATTCGACGGGAATGTCGGGATCGGCATCCAGCATCCGCAATGCGATCTTTGCCGCCTTCGGACTCAGCACTTGGACCTTGTGAAGATGAAAATCCGACTCCATCGCGCGCTCCTTGAGAACCTTGGAATACAGGGGCGTACCAATATACAGATACTGCTGTGGAATGTGAAGTTTTCACATCCGAGTGGAGCTTGCGCGCCGAGCCGCCCAGGTGAGGCGGGCGTGAAAAAGCCCGCGCTGCGGCGGGCTTCGAGATTGGTCGTGGGCTCTTACGCGGTCCACGTTACGGCACATTCACATGCAGGAGTCACCGTTTGTTTTTCTCGTCGTGGTGGCTCTTATTCGACGTGCCGTCGTGAGATTCGGCATTGCCTGCGCAGGCTTCCCGATAGAGGCTGACGCGTGTCGGGGAAGGCGGATTGTAGCAGGCCTGCGCGAAAACCAAGAAAAATCAACACCTTACTGGTGCCCTCGACAGGAATCGAACCTATTTTTAGGCGAAAAGCCCGGAAATCGGCTGACTCCCTCGGTAGCGGTCCCCTCTGAGAGCTCTGCCGAACTAGGTTGAATTCGGTCCTTCTGTCCCGGTTTTTGTCCCGGTCTTGGGGCTGATGAACGCATCCAGGGCGTTGCGCTCGGCGCCATGGTCGGCTCCCTTGATCCACCGGCTGTAAACCCGGAAGAACATCTCCGGCGAGTGCCCGAGCTGCCCGGCGGCCCAAGCTGGCCGGTTGCCGGCCATCAGGCACATGGTCGCGAAGGTGTGGCGGGTCTGCCTGGCATCGCGGTAGCGGAGCTTCGAGACCTTCATGGCGGGCTTCCACCACTCATTGAGCGGGCCGTCGGTGCCGGCGAAGGGTTGGCCAGCGCGGTCCAGGAAGACATGGCCGCCGGCCAGTTGGGTGCGCGCTCGCTGGCGCTCCAGCACCCGCAGCGCCCGGCCGCTGAGCTCCACCATGCGCACGCTGCTGGTCTTCGTGCCCTTTTCCTTGCCGCGGGTGAGGGCTGTGTCCACCTTGACGGTGCCGGAACGTAGGTCGGCCCGGGTCCAGCGCAGCGCGATCTGCTCCGACGGCCGCAGGCCGGAGAAGAACGCGAACTCGTAATAGTCGCGTGCCTCCTCCTCGGTGAACTTGCTCAGCAGTACGTCCACCTCGGCCAAGTCGAAGGGGTCCGGCTCCGGCTCCTGGCGCCGGCGCATGGCGACGTGCTCGTGCAGGGGCTCTCGGATGATCTTCGACAGGTAGGCGTAGTGGAGCACCTGCTTGATGACCGTCCCGATGTTGTTGAAGGTCTTCGGGTTCTCCGGCAGCTTGGCCAGCAGGCTCATCAGCATCCGGTAGTCGAAATCCGCCATGTGCTTGCCCCGCACCTCGTCAAAGTGCAGGCTGCCCAGCGTCTGCTCGTAGTGGTGCATGGTGCTGTGCTGGACCGAGGATTTCTTGATCTTCAGCCATTCGGTCGCGACCTGGCCCCAGGTCAGACTTGGGGCGTCGGTCTTGCACCGCGGGCTGTCGGGAAAGTAGTCGGCCAGGGCGAAGGTGCCCCGCTCGATCTTGCCTAAGATCTCGTTTCGCAGCTTCTCGGCGTAGCGGATGTTCGTGGGCGTGGGGGCCAGCTCCAGCCGCTCCTTCCCGAAGCCGTAGCGGCGCAGGTCGATCTGCAGATGGGCGTCGCGGACGATTACGCCGGTTGAGGACTGGGCTGGTCTTGGCATTTGGGCTGGGAGCGCTTGCGGCCGCGGTTGCTCTGGATGCTGGGGCGCTTGTCGATCAGATCGTACAGGGCCTCCAGATCGATGAGCTTCCGCCCCTCGAACCACTTCCAGACCTTGCCCTCGGGCCAGACGCCAGAGGCGCCGGTGCGCTCGTGGAGGAACGACGCAGGCAAGCCGGTCTCACCCTCCGCCTTGTCGATGGTGATCCAGCGGGTCATGCTGCGACACCCCTGCATGCAGCATCTGCGAGCTGATCGGCGCGCTCGTTGCCCATGATGCCGGCGTGACCCTTCACCCACTGGATCTGATGCTGAGGCATGCGGGCGATCACCATCACCTGCCACAGGTCGGCGTTCATGACAGGCACCATCGCCCCCTTGTCCTTGCGCATCCACCCGCGGCGCTCCCAACCCTTGCACCAGGAGTTGAGGCCGTTGACGACGTACTGGCTGTCGCTGTGGATGCGCCCCGGACGGCCGCCCAGCCACATCATGGCGCGCAGCATGGCTGTCATCTCCATGCGGTTGTTGGTGGTCAGTCCCTCGGCAGCACCGTTGGCGGTGTGGATCTCGGCGCCGTTGGCGTAGGCCACGAAGCCCCATCCACCATTGGCGCTCGGGTTGGGCCAGCAGGCCCCATCGGTGTAGATCTCGATCACATCCGCTCCCGTTCCCTGAATTCCATCATCGGGCGCAGTGCTTGCGTGGACTTGCCGGCTACAAGACGCAGGTGCGTCGGTTCGCCGTCGTCGTTGCTCAGCATGTGGGCTGGGTAGAAGAACTCTTCCCCGTTGCGGTACTGGCAGCAGTAGCCGTGCTGGTAGTTGAACCGTCCGCCCTTGGAATCGACGAATTCGCCATCCTTGTCGCGGACGAGGTAGAGCTTGTATTCGCCGGTCACAACCAGCGAATGCTGGCCGACCCTGACGCTGTCGCCTACCTTGAACAGCGTACTTGCCTCGGCGAAGGCCTTGCGCGCTCCGTCGAACCCGATGTCGGCCTTCGGCTCGCTACGCGCCAGTTCCTGAATTTCCGCCTGCCGAGCTTCAATGCGCCGTTGTTCCTCTTCGTGGCTGATTCCCTTCGTCACCCGGACCTTGCGGCCGTAGAGAGTCACCTGCAGCCAGCGCTCGCTGCGCGCGGGCTTCGACCCACGGGGCTGCAGTACGCCGTCCAGGAAGATCGCCGAGGAGCGCGGCATGCCGGGCGTGCCGGGCAACTGCGCGGCGGTGATCAGGCCGGCTGCGATCATGTCCTCTGGCCGGCCCAAGTAGACGTCTCCGCTGGTGCCGTCGTCATACTCGATGCCCGGGAAAGTGACTGCGTCAGGCATTGACCGCCTCCTTGGGGAATTCGACGGTATCGACGAGGTCCTTGCACTGGCGCAGGAGGTACAGGGCGCCCCAGAGGCACTGGTTTGCCCATTCTTCGCAGCGCTCCGACATGAGGTTCTCGATCACCGACAGGTCGCAGCTGATGTCTTCGCAGTCGTCGAGCGTCAGACCCTTATTTGCCACCTGCTCCTCGAACTTGGCTGCAAGTGGCTCGACCAGTGCCCTCGCCGCACCGTAAGCACCGCCGCCATCGGGTACGTCCTGCCATTGGCTCTCAATGATGGCTGCCGCGGTTTGGAAGGTCGCAAGGGCGGTGAACAACTGATCGCAGGGTCGTTCGTCAACCTCGTCTTCGCCAGCAGGAAGATCGCAGTTCGTTGTGGAGTCGCAGGCGGTCTGCACGCCGTCGAGCTGCTGCCAAACTTCGCGAAGGTAGGGTTCGAAGACCGTCCCCTGCGCCAACGCAACGGCGCCGTCCAGCACCGCCAGAACCTTGAACAAGGCTTCATAGGTCGTCTGAGCGTCGCGCTGGGTGGGCGCCGGCTTGAGCATGCAGAGAACGTCGCCGTTCATCAGGTCGTGGGCGATGTGCTCGAGAACCAGTTCGAGCGACTCGCCTGACTCCGCCTTGTCGTAGGCGAGCTCAAGCTTACGGTCAGCGTCGCGAAGCGCAGTCGCAATGTAGGTGAGGCGCGCGGTCGTGGTCGCGTTGGTACTGGCCTTCAAGGCGCCGTCCTCGATGAGCGTCGCGGTCGCCTCCACCAGCTTGTGAGCTGCGGTCAGAAAATCGCGGCGCTCTTGACTGATCTCGTCGTCGGTGACGTTGATCGCAGCCATGATGATGGCGTCAACGTCGAAAACCCAATTCCGAAGTTCCTGGACCGTCCATTCGTCGTCGTCGATCACTGGTGCAATGGAGGCTTTGGCGAGCCGCGTCAGGCGAAGGGTGTTTCCGCCGCGCAACCCTTCATCAAGCCCGTCGGCATTGCGAAGCAAGTCGAGGGCAGTCTGGGCGGCAACGCGGCACTTGGCGAGCGCGTCTTGAGCCTCGTTCTCGTTCGGCTTGGTGGCCGGGACGGTTCTAGAGGAGGTAACAGCTGTAGCCGCATTGGCTACCCTTGTTGCTGTCCTAAGTGATGGAGTGCTAACATCAGTCATGTGACTCTGGTCCTAGTCCGATTTGGGTTCACACAGAGACCTGGACGGTTGCCGCCGCCCGGGTCTCGCCTTTTGTGCCTCAGATCAAGGGGGTGGCGAAACACCACCCCCTCCGCCCTGAGGCGCGGCGGTTCATTGGTGCAGTTCCGTTTCGAGCAGGCTAGGCTGCATGGCGGTGTCGAGCGCCTCGCGCTCGGCGCGCAGGCTGGGTAGTTCGCGGCGGCGAGCCAGCATGCGCTGCGAGCCGAATTGCGCCCACATGAAGCTGGTGGCATCGCGCTTCTCCAATTCCAGGCGTTGGTCCCAGAGGGATCGATAGCCATCAACGGCGATGGCTTGCAGCTGGTCGGCCATGGCATCAAATGCAGCGATGTAGCGCTCTTTGAGCACCGCCGCCTTGGCACCGGTGAAGCCCATCGCCAGGAACACGAAGCCGTTCTTGGTCATGAGGATGATTCGCTCTTGGCGCATCGCCCCTTTGGGGCCCGGAACATCCGCCATCGTCGCCTCAAAATTGAGCCGACGAAAAGCTTCGCTGCAATCCAAGTTGTCGAAGGCTCGAAGCACGTTCTTGTGCGCCTTCCCGAAGTGCTTGGCTACGCGGCGTGAGTCGGTCGTCAGCGTGGTGTCGTGCAGCGTGACGAACTCAGACAGGTCGTTCATGGCTTGGTCCTAGTCCGATTTCAGGATTGGGGGCGCTGGGCCGCGAGTTGCCGCTCGCGAGCCTCTTCCAGCACGCGGTTGATGATCCAGTTCGCCGAGCGCTCCTGAGCCTTCGCCTGGTCGTGAATCCAGCGATGGGTTTCCGCTTTCATGCGGACCTGGAAGGGCTTCGGATGCATGGTGTTGGGAGTACTCATGGTGTAATGGCTAAGTGCCATGTTGTAGCAGATTATGGCTATGTGCCATCACTGGTTGCAAATACATAATGGCTATGTGCCATGCCTTGATGTATGGCATTTAGCCATTAAGCTTGGGGCATGGTTGATTTCAGGAAAAAGAACCCGCCGCCCCCTGTGCCCGGAGTGGTGACGACCACCGCTCAGGCTGGGGAAAAGTACATCGTTCGCTTTCCCGATGGCATGCGTGAGCGCATCGCCGATGCCGCGAAGGCGAACAACCGATCCATGAACGCGGAAATCGTTGAGCGGCTGCAGCAGTCCTTCCTCGACGCTGAAGAACGCAGAACATCCGCCTATGTGCTTGCCGCCCTTCGGCACGAGATGGCCAGGTCCAAGCTGCGTGCTTGGCTCGACTCCAACCGCATGCGCGCCCTTGCGACTGACATATCGGTGTTGATGGGCATGATGGGAATGGCGAGGCAGACCTTTGAAGAGATCGAGACCGATCTGATCAAGATCGCAACTCGCGCCGACCAAGCGATTAGCGATGCCGAGCGCTCCGACTTCGAGCCCATTCAGAATGAACTCAAGGTGACGCGGGAATTGCTGCGAGAGGCGCAGAAGCGACACCCGGAGGACAGGCCGGTCCCCGATGAGGTCATCGACGCGTTGGCCCGCATTGCTAAGCTCCACGAAGAACTTGGCACACGCATGGACCGCTTCGAGGCGGACGGAGACTACTACTTTGGAGCAGACGAGGAGTCTGCGACGCCGCCTGGACCGCGCGAAATGAAAGTTGTTGAGATGGCACTGTTCGCGGTGCGCGCATTGAGATCCACGCTGCCCAAGGACCTGGATCTTGAGGAAACGTTTTTCCGCGCAAGCTTGGCCTTCCGGGAGCTTGCTCGCATGTATCCCGAAGGGCATCCGGACCATATTCCACGTCCGAAGCGTGCTCGACTCAAAAAGCCATGACATCAAGCCCACCTCCACGCCTTGCGCAGTGCGACGGCCGCGGCGAACAGCACGATCCACCCCGCGGTCTTGATTGCCTTCACTGCCGGCACTCCGGCGCGGCTGCATCGAGGGCGCGCACGAGCTGTTCTACCAGGCGCGTGCTGTAGGCCTGCCCGGGGTGCACGTCGTCTGCAAAATCCGCATCCGGGTGTGATACGGCTCCCCAGTCCGCGAAGATGGCGCCTTCCTCCTGCGCAACCTGGCGCGCAAGGGCGTCGTAGTCGTCGCGCCACTTCGGCGCGCCTTTCACATGTGAAAGCCCGGTGATGACCGGCGTCTTGCCGAGCGCCTTCACGCGCTGCACCATGGAGCGCAGCGGCTCGCGATAGTTGAAGCCGTTCCCGCCGTCGTTGATGCCGAACTGCAGGACCACGAAGCGGGTGTCGAGTTCCTCGGCCAGGAAGCCCTGCCTCCGAAGCTGAACCGAGTTGCCCGGCACCGTTCGATCGACGACGCGATACATGGGCCGCAGGCGCGCGATGCCGGCAGCAGGGGGCTCCGCCAGCTTGGACATCGGGAAGAAGGAGCCGTTGAGGACGGAATCACCTTCAAGCCACACCGAGCAGATCGGCGCAGGCTTGATCGGCTGCTCGGCCGGCTCCTCCTTCGCGGGCGTCGATATGGCACCGCTTATAGCGGGCATTCCGCCGCCGCCACCGCCACCACCGCATCCGGCCATTACTGTGAACGCGAAGGCCGAAGCCGTGATTCGAGCCGGTGTCAGGTCCTGGCGCTCATCGCGGCCGTGCATGGTGCCGAAGAACCAGTTGAAGAGGCGCGACGAAAGGATGAGGTCAAGCAGCATGGTCAGGCCCTCCGCTTCGGCATCAGGAGGCGGGTCACCAGCTCTCCCGACGGCATCTCCCATTCGGCTCGGAAGTCCCGGCAGCCCCGGAGGCGAAGCTGCTCGCGGTAGTTCTTGAACTCTTCCGTGCGGCCGAGCGCCAAGTGCGCATCACGGCGCAGGCCGTCCGCGCGGACAGGCGTTACGCCGTGAACGTCAGCGAGCATTTCGTCCGCGGCTTCGGTGAAGAGCAGGGCGGCGGCGCGCCAATTGCGGGTGCTAAGCGCGTTGCGCGCTGCGATCTCGAAGCTCGTGTGTGTGACGGTATCCATTTCCACTCCAGCGCCCGGCATGGGCAGGTGGAGTATGGCTGGACCATACAACTTCGGTCAAGTTCAACCAGACAACAACGGCTCTGCGACTACTAATAAAAAGTAATAACAGTTCGGTCAAACCGAACTGATCTCCTATATTGCTTCTCTACTCGCCGTCTTTAGAAGACTTCTTCTTGGACGACCAAAGATGAGACGAGACCATGGCTCTACCTGGTGGCGGTCGTAATTCCGGTGGAGGCGGACCCTTCGAATAGGTGACCTTCTCTGGCGAGAAGAACGTCTCCTGCTCTTCTGCAGGGAGGGAGTGATAAAGGGCCCGAACATGATAGAGCTGCGTTTCCCGCAGCCGGTTCTTCCCAAAAAGCAGTTCGTCCGGGCTGATGTCGAGCTTCATGCAGATCACGCGAAGCTGATCTGCCTTAGGGTAGTGCCGCTCGTTTTCCCAATCCGAAACTGAGGCCTTTGAGGCGTCCTTACCGCCTTCCCCGGCACCACGACCGAGTTCTTCACCGGTCATTCCTCGCGATTGCCGCGCAGCGCGCAGTCGCGAGCCGAACCCAAAGGATTTAGTAGTGGCCATCGGTGAAGTATGGGTTAGCAGGACTGGCCCCTGCAAGTATTGGGTCTGGTCTAGGTTGACAAATAAAGTTGGGTTCAGCCATACTCAGCGCATGCCTGAATGGACCATCCTCTTTGATCGCCGGGGCTTTCAAGCCCGTTTGGCTCGTCGTCTGAACATGCACCGGGCAAGCGTTGCCGAATGGCGCGACCGCGGCATTCCCATCGCGCACTGCGCAGTCGTTGAGGAGGAGTGCAACCACGAGTTCACCCGTCGCGACTTTCGGCCGAATGACTGGCAGGTGATCTGGCCGGAACTGTCGGCTGAGGCCAACAAGCAAATCGAAGGGGCGGGGTAGGCCATGGCGAGTCACCTCCATCTTGCTGGCCGACTGCGGGACCGCGACACATCAGTTTCGTGCGCGCTGAAGCGGACCTCGGCGTCGCCACCGATCAGGAGGATCTCAAGCTTCGACACGCGCAGCACGATGCGCGGCGGCGTCAGGCCGTGGGCGTCCGCGTTGGTCGAGAGCGTCGTGCGGGTGGAGCTGTGCAGCAACCCGTCCGCAGCTCGCATCGTGGGGGTAGGGCGGTAAGTCATGGCTGCATCGTCGCCCACCGTCCACGAAAGAGCACGCAAGACGCAGATGACGATCTTGCGCGCGCTGCAAGAGCCCGGCAGGCAGGTCGCACTGGCGACCTCCATGGGGATCAGCGAGTCGACGGTCAGCCGCCTCAAGAACGATCAGCTCGAGCAGTTCAGCGAGTTGCTGGCCCATCTGGGCCTCAAGGTGGTCAACCAGGAAATGCAGTGCTTTCCACCGGACCAGATACAGGCGTTGCTGACCCTGTCGAAGGTCCACCTGGCCAGCATCGAGCGGCCGGATCAGCTGGTTTGGGAGTGACCATGCGCCGCGCCGTCCTCTGGGTCGCTCACTTTCTGTATTGGTGCTCTGTGCACCGCGGGCACGTCGGCCGCGCCGTCTGGGCGACGAATCATGAATTGGGATCTTGGAAATGACAGCATCGAATCTGCCAGACGCGGCGTTCACGCCGAGTGAGGACACGGCTCCATCATGGGAGGACATGCGCCAGGGCGGCTGCATGCTGATAGACGACTCGCTGCAGAAGCTGGCGGTGTACGCAGGCGGCGGCGGCAGCGTCGTCCTGATGGAAGAGGACTGCGACAGCGACCTGCGTTTCGTTGTCATCGAGCATGACAAGGTGCCGGCGCTGGTCGCCGCGTTGACCAAGGCGCAGGCCGAAGCCGCAGAGATCTGGGCTGAGGTCGAGAAGGAGATCGAAGCTTACGAGGCGGCGGGCAGCGGCATCGCTTCAGGAGAAGTGGGGTCACATCGCTGATGGCCCGCGCCCGCAACATCAAGCCGGGCTTCTTCAAGAACGAAGACCTGGCCGAGTGCTCGGCCTTCGCGCGCCTGTGCTTCGCCGGCCTATGGACCCTGGCGGATCGCGAAGGGCGGCTGGAGGACCGGGCGAAGAAGATCAAGGGCGAGCTCTTCCCCTTCGACTCGATCGAGGTCGAGCCGCTCCTGCAGGAGCTCGTGCGGTGGGGCTTCATCAAGCGCTACCAGTGGGCCGGCGTCCGATACATCCAGATCGCGGCGTTCGTGAAACACCAGGTTCCCCACGGCACCGAAAAAGATGGGCAAATCCCTGACGAAGAAGGTTTCCTCACCGTTCACGAACGTGGCAAGAACGGTTATGCGACCGGCGCCAGCCATCGCGCATCCTGTGCGGCAACAGTTTTACCAGCCAGTGCAGAGGGGGGCGAAGACAGTGCTCTAACTGTTAAGCCGCATGGCTCACCTGATGCCGAGAACAGTGGTTTAACAGTTAAGGAACAGGTGCATAACACCCTGATTCCTGATTCACTGATTCCTGATTCAAGTAATACCCCCCATACCCCCCAAGGGGGGCAGCGACCCTCCGCCGAGGAAGAGGAGCCGGGGGGATTCGTCGTGTTCTACGCTGCCTATCCGCGCAAGAAGGGCAGGAAGGCGGCGCTGAAGGCTTGGCTGAAGCTGGCGCCGGACGATGTGCTGCAGGCGAAGATCCTAGGGGCCCTAGCCGCGCAGCGCCCGCACCTCGACAAGCGCGAGAACGGGCGCTTCATCCCGCATCCATCGACCTGGCTGAACGAGGGCCGATGGGACGACGAACTGCCCGGCGCAAAGGCCGCTGCGCCACTGGACGCGAGCGGGTCGGTGTGGTGGCAGGCAGCCGGTTTCGACTCGGTCGATCACGCGGCCAACGAGCGGTGCCACGTCGGTAACTTCCGCGAGTACCGCGATGCCCGGCGCATCAGCGAGGTCACGGCGTGAACGCGGGCGAGCTCAAGGTCCGCATGGCCAGCCAGGCTGTGGAAATCGCCCAGTACCTGCTGCCGCACGGAAAGCGCAAGGGGCCCGAGTTCAAGGCGGGCAACACCAGCGGCGAACCGGGCGACAGCTTGTCGGTGCGCCTGACCGGTGCCAAGGCCGGCCTGTGGAAGGACTTCGCGAGCGGGGAGGGCGGCGACCTCCTGGACCTGTGGATGGCCTGCCGCGGGCTCGACATCGTGGAGGCGATGAAGGAGGCCAAGCGCCACCTGGGCATCCGCGATGACTTCCCGAAGCCGCCCGAGCGCACCTATCGCCGGCCAGTGAGCCCTGGCGTGCCCGCCGCGAAGGGCAGGGCGCTGGAATGGTTGCGTGGCCGGGGGCTGACCGAGGAAACGGTTCGGGCCTTCAAGGTCGCCGAGCAGCTGCAGCACGGCAAGGTCTATGCCGTGTTCCCGTTCATCGACGACACCGGCGAGTTGCTGAACATCAAGTACCGCAACATCGACGAGAAAAAGGACATGCGGCAGGAGAAGGACGCCGCGCCGTGCCTCTTCGGCTGGCACCTCATCGATCGGAAGGCGCGGGTTGTCACGATCACCGAGGGCGAGATCGACGCCATGACGCTGCATCAGATGCGCGTGCCGGCGCTGTCGGTCAACCAGGGGGCCGGGAATCACCAGTGGCTCGAAACCGACTGGGACCGGCTCGAACGCTTCGACGAGATCCTGATCTGCTTCGACAACGATGAGGCGGGCGACAAGGGCGCGAAGGAGGTCATCCAGCGCCTGGGCGTGGAGCGCTGCCGGCGCGTGCGGCTCGGTGCAAAGGACGCGAACCAGTGGCTGCTGGACGGGGCCGAGGCGGTCGACTTCCAGCAGGCCATGGACGATGCGCGCCCGCTGGACCCGGAGGAGCTGCGCAACGCGGACGAGTTCACGCCGGAGGTCGAAGCGCTGTTCTACCCGGACCCGGACGCGCCGCGAGACCCGCGCATCGAGTTCGACAAGCTCTTCGACTTCTTCGAGTTCCGCGGCGGCGAGTACACCTGCTGGACCGGCATCAACGGGCACGGCAAGAGCCTGATGCTCGACCAGATCCTGCTCGGGCTGATGAAGCAAGGCGAGCGGGTCGCCGTGTTCTCGGGCGAGATCCCACCGGACAAGCACCTGCAGCGGCTGCACAAGCAGGCGACCGGGATCTACCGGCCGTCGCGCGAGTACATCCGGGCGGTGGGCGTCTGGCTCAGCGACAAGTGCTGGCTCTTCGACCTAGTGGGCACCGCGAAGCTTGATCGACTTCTCGAGGTGTTCGCCTATGCCGCGCGGCGCTACGGCGTGCGCCAGTTCGTCATCGACAGCCTGATGATGATCGACGTTCCCTCGGACGGCATCGGCGCGATCACCAAGCAGAACGAGGCGGTGCAGAAGATCGTCGCCTTCAAGAAGGCCCACGGCGCACACGTCCACCTTGTCGCGCACCCTCGCAAGCAGAAGGACGAGGACCAGGCGCCCGGAAAGATGGATGTCGCCGGTGCTGGCGGCATCGTCAACGGCGCTGACAACGTGTTTTCGATCTGGCGCGCGCAGAAGGATGAGGCGCCCTTCGACCTGAACGATCCCGATTCGGTCGCGGCCTGGGAAAAGCAGAAGGCAGAGCCGGACGCCAAGCTGATCCTGATGAAGGCTCGCTACGGCGAGCACCAGGACTACACGCTGCGGCTATGGTTCGACAAGCCATCCATGCAGTACCGGTCTCAGCCGCGGCGCTACCCGCTTTCTTACGTCCCTTTCTCTACCCAAGACCAGCAGGTCCGGCCATGAACCTTTTCGCCTTGCTCCTAAGCGCCGCGGTGGTGATGGGCACGATGGCGTGCGTCATGCCCAATACCGAATTCATGCTGGCCATGCGGATCGTCCTGAGCGTGCTGCTGGTGATCTACGTTGGGCTGCTGGCCTACATCGAGATCCAGTCTCGGCGCATCGCGCGCGAGATTCAAGAACTGAAAGGCCAAGCCCAATGAAAATTCTCGATCGGTATGCCAGCGCCATCCGTTCCTCGAACCTCAAGAGCGACCCGCGCTCCACGATGTCGGACACCGATGTCCTGGGCGCGATGGGCCTTGCCGCGAAGCATGAGCCGCTGGCCGCAGCGCTACAGCGCCTCTTCTGTGGCGACAACTCGGCCGCCGTCCAAATAGTCGAGATCCTCTCGGATGAGGCCTGGAAGCAGGCGCGCGGAATGCGGGTGAAGCTCAACCGGGTCCAGGCGTTGGACATGGCGAGGGTGTGCCTTGCTTGGCATCGCGATGGCACCTGCAAGCCTTGCGGCGGGCACGGCGTCACGCTGATCCCTGGCACCAGGACGCTGGGCACCCAGAAGTGCAAGCCTTGCCAAGGCGAAGGGAAAGTTTCTTTCGAGCGCCAGTTGCCAGCACCTCAGCGAGAACTCGCGCGCTGGTTGATCAGCCGCATGGAGGAGTGCCAATCGAGGGCAGGACCTGAAGCGATGAAGAAACTACGCGAGACCATGGAGTAGGGTTGCGAATACTCTACCGTCCAGTACAATACTGATGCCTGTACAAATCCCGGGTGTGCCGGGAACAATAAGAGCAGCTCAACCCTAGATGGATGAGCGCGCCCTTCGGATAGCCGAAGCCGCCCAGCTACTGCTCGGCGGCTTTGTTTTTTGCGGCATCGTCTCAAAACCCTAGGTACTTGGTTAGTAGCACCTCGTACTCAATCTGGCCCTTCGTCGCTTTCACGCGCCGATCAACATCGATCACGACCATCACGTCCTTGGTGCTGTCGAAGGCGCTCTTGAGGTACAGATGAGAAACCACAGCCTGAGCGGTGGACTCCGCTTCGAAGACGTAGAACGACGTGGTTTGGTCCCAAACCTTGCCAGGACCCCCGGCGAACTTCTCTACAGTTTCGACAAATGATTCGTATCGAGTCTGATAGCCGGAGTCGGAGGCGATGCGGAACGTGAGAATGAAGTGAGCCATGGTGATGGGGGGTTCTTGGTTGGATGGAGTGCCCCTTGTAGGAAGTGCGGATCGCAGGGTCAATGCGCTAGAAGTAGTACGGCCGTGACTTATTGCTCGTTTCTGTTTCCGCGGTGTAGCGCAGCCAGGTAGCGCGCGGGGCTCATAACCCTGAGGTCGCCCGTTCGAATCGGGCCATCGCAACCATTTCAGCCCCCGTTTCTACCGCGAACCTGAAGCGGCCCGCCACGGGTAAATGGCGGGGAGAGTCCACGACTGCGACACCGTGCAATCAGGGGAATCGCGATCGGCAGCGTCCCAGCCGCGACCACCGCGGTAGCCCGATGGGCGCACCTCAACTCGGATAAGCCAAGGAAGCCCCGAACCATGACCATGTTTGAAAACAATCAAACGAATTCAAAGAATTCAAAGGGCCGGGGCGGTGCGAGGAAGAACGCAGGCCGCAAGACTGGCTCGGCCACGAAGAAGACACGCGAGATCGCGGACAAGGCAGCCGAGGAGGGGCTGACACCGCTTGAGGTGATGCTGCAGACGATGCGCGCCCTGGTGGGTCGCTTCGACACGCTGCAGAAGGCGGCCAGGACCGATGATGAGCGCGCCGCCGTGCCGCTCGACTTCATGATCGAGGCATCCGGTATCGCGAAGGACGCCGCTCCGTACATCCATCCGCGCCTGGCCGCGATCGAGCATTCCGGGGAGATCAAGACCCGCAGCCTGGCCGAAGAGCTGGCGGAACTGAATGGCGCTCAGTCCAACACAGCAAGCCGTCCTCCGGTGGCGTGAGGGCGGTCCGGCACTCTTCGCGCAGGAGGTGCTGGGGGCTGATCCGACCGATCAGCAGTGGGACGCCAGCCGCAACCTGGTGAAGAGGCGCCGCGTGTCGATCCGATCGGGTCACGGCACGGGCAAATCGACGTTCATGGCCTGGTGCGTGCTGTGGTTCCTGGCGTGCTACTTCCCTGCGAAGGTGCCGGCGACCGCACCCACGGCGCACCAGCTCGAAGACGTGCTGTGGTCCGAGATTGCCAAGTGGCACCGGACCATGAAAGAGAAGTACCCGGCGCTGGGCGGGCAGTTCACCTGGTCTGCCGGCGCTTTCCGGATGGCCTCGGCGCCCAATGAATCCTTCTCGGTGGCGCGCACCTCGCGTCCGGAGCGGCCAGAGGCGCTGCAGGGCTTCCACTCCGAGAACATCCTGTTCTTGATCGATGAGGCCTCGGGCGTCAGCGACAACGTGTTCGAGGTCGCGGAGGGCGCGCTGTCTACCGATGGCGCTTTCGTCGTGATGGCTGCCAACCCGACCCGGCAGAGCGGCTACTTCTTCGACTCGCACCACAAGATGCGCGGGGCATGGGCTGCGCTGCACTGGGATGGTGAAGCAAGCCCGATGGTCTCGCGGGCCTACATCGAGAACATGGCCAAGAAGTACGGGCGGCAAAGCTCGGTCTTCAAGGTTCGCGTGAAGGGAGAGTTCGTGGGCGCACCTGATGGAGTGATGTATGCGTCCGGCAATCCCATCTTGAATGCGGCTTAG